GCCAGACTCCAAGCCCAATACAACGCCTGCCGCGAAGCCTACGAAGTGATTCAAAATGCCGCTCAGTAAACTTGTATTTAAACCGGGAATAAATCGCGACCAGACAAATTATGCGTCTGAAGGGGGTTGGTATGAATGCGATAAAATTAGATTCCGCTCTGGCTTCCCGGAAAAGATTGGCGGTTGGGAGCGCTACCCTAACGAAGAGTTTCTGGGCGTATGCCGGTCTCTTTTCAACTGGGTTACTTCTGACGGCAACAACCTGCTGAGTATCGCAACCAACGTAAAGGTCTATGTAGAAGCAGGCCAAACGCTTTTTGATATTACTCCTGTCCGTTTACAAACTACCATTCTTGCCCCCACTGGCGTTAGTGGTACATCCGGTCTTGGTTCAGTCACGGTGAGCATCACATGAGCGTACTAAATACAACCGCAGGCTCTAACCAAATCACTGTTACCCTGAACAGTCATGGCGCTTTGGATGGAGATTATGTACTTATTGAGAACGTCAATACTGCTGTTGGGGGTATCTCTGCAGCCGAAATCAACACCGACCACCTGATTTCAAATGTTACGCTAAACACGTTTACTGTTACTACCCCTACCGCAGCATCTTCCGCAGCTTCTTATACCGCGCCTATCTCGTTTATTTTTGATATTCACAGTGGGCAAGCAGTTGCTGCGTACGGGTTCGGGTGGGGTGCCGGTACATGGAGTCGAGGTGCTTGGGGTTCGGCAACTAACATCCCGGTAAATACTCCCCCTCGCCTGTATACACAAGACCGCTTCAATGACGACCTGTTGTTCTGTATCCGTAACGGCGATATCTATTACTGGGAATATGACAACACTTTCAGCACTCGCGCTGTTCTTCTTTCTTCTGTGCTAAACGCATCAGATGTACCACAAATCGTAGGTAGTATCTTGTTTTCACAGCAAGACAGGCATCTGCTGACTTTTGGTGGTACTGCTTATGGCACTGGTAACTACGACCCACTGGGCATTCGATGGGCCAACCAAGATGAGCCGTGGAATTTTACCCCCTCTGCAACAAATAGCGCCGGTTTTCTGCGGGTATCCAACGGCTCCGAGATTCTGCGTGCAGTACGTACTCGGGAAGAAATTCTAGTATTTACGGACTCCACGCTGTACTCTCTGCGCTTCCTTGGCACATCAGAAGTGTTTGGTTTGTATGAACTTGCTGACAACATTTCTCTAGTCTCGCCTGCGGCAACAGTTACAGTCAACAACGTTACCTACTGGATGGGTACAGATAAGTTTTACCTCTATAACGGTCGCGTTGACACGTTGCCTTGCACCCTGCGCCAGTACATTTTCCAAGACATCAACCGCCAGACACAGATACAAACCGTGTCTGGAACTAACGAACAGTTTAATGAAGTCATCTGGTTCTACCCGAGCGCCAACTCGGACGAACTTAACCGATATGTTATCTACAACTACTTAGAACAAATCTGGTACTACGGCCAGCTTGAACGTACGGCTTGGCTTGATTCTCCTCTGCGGACCTACCCGCAGGCGGCTGCTACTAGTGGATGGTTGTTTGACCAAGAAAGGGGCGTAAATGATGACGGCGGGCCTATGGAGTCATACATCTCATCAGGCGATATTGATATTCAAGACGGCGAGCAATTCATGCTTATCCGACGCATCATTCCAGACATCAACTTCACTGGCTCAACCAGCAATGACCCGCAAGTAAAGCTAACTATTCAGCCACACAATTTCCCCGGACAGTTATATCAGACTAACAACGCCGAGAACACTGGGCTGACAAAAACTGTTACTGGTGTAAAAGACCCCGCCACTGCAATCATTGACCAGTACACCAACCAAGTTTTTTTGCGCGCTCGTGGGCGGCAGGTGCGGTACAAGATTGCTTCGGATGGACTGGGGGTGCAATGGCAGATGGGTATGCCGCGTGTTGATGCTCGCCCTGATGGACGTAGGGGGTAATTATGGCTATGGTTAAATTCCGGGCACCCGCGCTCCCCCTGCCTACAAAGGAATACAACGAAGGGCAGCAAGACCAATTCCAACGCGCACTACGCGCATACTTCAATCAACTGGATTCTCGGACGCCGATTACTGCTGAGGAGTTTATTGGAGATAGATTTACTGGGGGTATCTTTTCCGGCTTTGGGCAAGAAATTATCCAACCATATGCAATGCTGATTAGCACAGCAGACCAGTCCAGTGCAGGTACTACGTCTGAAAATTTAATTGCGTACGACACACCGACACTAACAAACGGCATAACGGTAGTCAGCAACTCTCAAATACATGTGCCTTATGCTGGAGAATACCTAGTTACGTTTACCCTACAAGTAACAAACCGAGGCGCTAGTGCTGCTGAATTTGAAGTGTGGGCTAAAGATGGCAACACCAACTACCCAAACAGTAATACTCGTTTTGATATAGCGGCCAGAAAAAGCGCAAACATCTGGGCGCACATAGTCCCTGCAATCACTGGTATCTTCACGGTCAACGACCCTGACACAGACTTTCTTCAGTTAGCTTGGTGGTCTGACAGTACCAACGTTTACCTTGAACACTACGCTGCGGGCACTAGCCCTACTCGACCTGCAATCCCCTCCGTGATTCTTACAATTAATCTTGTTTCGGCGCTACCTTAGCGCTTATAATCTAGCAAAACAAAAGGGCTATACTATGCTACCTATGCTTCTCGGCGCAATCGGCGGACCTCTACTGCAAGGGGCGTTGGCTGGTACTGCTCTTGGTACGCTTACTGCCACTCAACTAGGCGCTGGTATTGCCGGTCTGACTTCGCTTGCACAGGGTAACGACATTGGCACTGCCGCACTTGACGCATTTGGTGGCTATGGTGGAGCGGGTGCTGTCGGTAATCTGGCTAAGACCGGTGCCGCTGCGGCTGGTGCTGCTAGCCCCACTGTTACTACTGCGATGCAAGGCGTTAATGGTGCCGTTACAAACCTCCCCGGAGCATACCTTGAAGGTGCTGGAGCGCTGGGTAAAACTACTTCTTTCGTCCCCGATGCCGCTGCCGCAGCTAGTGCCCCGTTCAGTTTTTCTAATGTAAGTACAGGACTCAAAGACTTGTTTACTGAAGGCGGCGCACAACGCTTTGCTGATATTACAGGCAAGTCCGCGCTGTCCTCTGTCGGTGTACCCGCTGCTGGTGCAGCGCTGGGTCTGGCTGGTGCTATGGCACCTAAGCCGCAAGGCGCGGCTCCTATGTCTTTTGGTTTCGGCCCGTTCGTTCCGTTTTCTGAATTGCGTCGCCGTGCCCAAGAAGACCGTATGGGTTACGCTGAAGGGGGCATTGCCACTATAAATCCTATGAGTGGTATGTTTGACGCACGCCGTAGCCTGCCCGAGTACCGCGAACCGTTGGGTAACTTCAAGAAGGGTGGGTATCTAAACGGCCCCGGTGATGGTATGAGTGATTCAATCAAAGCCACTATTGAAGGCAAACAACCCGCACGTCTGGCTGATGGTGAGTTTGTTGTACCGGCAGATGTTGTTTCTCACCTTGGTAACGGTTCTACTAAAGCAGGCGCGAAGCGCCTCTACGCTATGATGGACAAGGTACGTAAAGCCCGTACGGGTACAATCAAGCAAGGCAAGCAAATCAAAGCCGAACGCTACATGCCCGCTTAAGGAATAAATATGGACCGCAGACTTCTCCTCGACATCCCCGACCTACCCCCGCAAGCGTTTCAACACGTAGGCGATAAGCGCATCAAACCCGAAGGCGGCGGGGGTAAAGGTGGCGGGGCTAACACTACGACTGTTCAACAATCGGTTCCTCCGGAACTTGTACCTTATGTACGAGAAGTAATTGAACAAGGTCGGGAAGTAGCTGCGCTCCCGTATATTCCCTACGCCGGTGAAAGAATTGCTTCATTTACTCCTGAGCAACGCGGAGTTCAATCCGAAGTTATGGGGTTGCGTACTCCTCAACAATATCAAACCGCTATGGCTGGCGCTCAAGGTACAGGTGCTCTTGGTTTTGGTACAGCGCAAGGCGGCATCGGTCGCGCTCTAGGCTACATGCCGGGTACGTTCGGGGCTAATGAAGCGGCTTATTACTCTTCCCCTTATCAACAAGCAGTTACGGATATTGCCCTTCGGGAAGCACAACGCGCAGCGAATATTCAGGGTAGAGATATTGGGCTGAGGGCGGCGGGTCGTGGTACGTATGGGGGGTCTGCTGAGGCTCTTCAACGCGCTGAACTTGGCCGTAACTTGATGCAGCAACGTGGGGATATTCAAGCCCGTGGTAGTGAAGCGGCATTTCAGCAGGCACAGATGCAGTATGAAAGAGATAGGGCTGCAGCAGCGCAGGCTGCTGGTTTGGGTGCACAGGTAGGCACCGCCGGGCTTAGCACTTCGTTGCAGTCTGCTCTAGGTCTTGGAGAATTAGCTGGCGCTAGCCAGCGTGCGGACCTTGCCCGTCTTGAAGCACAACGTCAGATTGCAGGCGAACAGCAAGCACGCGAACAACGTATCCTTGACCAGCGCTATCAAGACTTCCTTGCACAACGCGGGTATCCGCGTGAACAGATTGCATACTTGTCAGACCTTGTTCGTGGTAATGCTCCTTTGTTTGGGCAAGTTACTCAAACTACTCAACCGATGCCGGGCTTTACTCAACAGCTTATAGGTACAGGTCTCGGCGCTCTTGGCGCATACAAAGCACTAGCTTAAGGAAAACGTATGAGTGTATTGGCGCGTATGGCGGGTATTCAGGAAGGTGGTGTAGGTGATGACCGCCTCGTTCGGGCGCTTGTTATGGGTAGAAAGAACATGCAGGCGTTGGTTAATATTGCCAATGGCGCCCCCGCTCAAAACGGTGTGGACTCGATGTATGCCACTATGGCACTGAATATCCTTGGCCCCGCACTCAAGGCACAGAAGGCCAGAGAAGCCGGTCAACAACCGCCAGCCTCTACCGTTAAAGACCAAGTAGTTGCGCAAGCACAGCAGTCAGCCCCCGAAGATGTGGGTATTGGCGCTCTCCCTGCGGGCGATGTTATGACCGAGCGAGGCATGGCCTCCGGCGGTATTGTGGCGTTTACAGAAGGTGGCCGTGTTCCGACTGAGGCAGAAGTACAGACTGCGTATCGTGCTTGGATTGATTCTAAAGGCCCCATGTTTCTGCCTACCCCCAAGGGTTCTGAGGACACGGTTCGGCGTAAGGAAGCTGAGTACACCCGTCTGCTGCAAGCGTTCCAAGCGGGTCGTCCTATTGAGGGCCTTCCGAATCTGGCTGCGAGACCCGCCGCCCCTGCCCCTGCCCCTGCCCCTGCCCCTGCCCCTGCCCCTGCTCCGCCCCCTCCTGCTCCGCCACCCGCCCCCCCCGCCGGTCGTGCCCCCGCGCTTACTGATAAAGACGCTCTTCCTCTTCTTACAGTTGATAACGCAGGGGCTGGCTCAAATACATTTGGTAAGTTTAGAACTCTTGCAGATGCGGCGACAAAAAAAATACGTGACATTGATGTTGGCGGTATTGCTGCGGCGGCTGAAGCGGACCCGAACATTGCGAACAAATTTGGATACACAACTGAACAGTATTTAGATAAGTTTAAGGACCAACGAACCCAGCTTGAAAAAATTGTTCCTGTATCTGAAGCTGCGGCATTAAAGACGATTCAAGACCGTGAGGCCGGGCTTGAAGCCCTATCCACAAAACGAGAACAGCGAGCTACTGAAGCATATCAACGCGCTGAAAAAGAATCTAACATTGGTAAAGGCGAGGCACTAATTGCTCTTGCAGGCACGCTTGTTTCTGCACCTATAGGAAGTGAGCGCTTTCAACAGGGGATTGGGCAGTTTGCGGGTATGCTTGGCACTGTGCGTAAGGACCTATCAAAAGCAGCTAATGAGAGGGACAAGGCCCTTGACCTTATTGAAGAAAGCAAAGAACTGCGTAAGGTTGGGCAGTTTGAAAAGGCAGAGGCTAAGTTCTTGCAGGGTCAAGAACGGTTGTTCAATTTTGATATGACTCTTAAGCAGGGCGCTATTGCATCAAACACCGCCAGAAACAGTGGGCTTATGGCATATGCCGGGGCCAAGGCCGAACGCGAAGTCAAAGCAATTGAAGCCAATCTTAGAGCGCTGACCAGTGGTTATGAAACACAGTCACGCGAAGGTATTGCAGCTAGAAGCGATGCTACAAATAGAGCGATTGCCAACCTTGAAGCGTCTGTCCGTTCCAAAGTGGCCGAGATTGCGTATGGCAACAAAGAACAACAAGCGATTAATAATGCGCTTGATAATGCGCGTAAGAATTTTATTGCTCTTGCTGAGATAGACACAACACTTATTGGGGACCCGGTTAAGGCGTCAAATGCACTGCTACAAGAACAACGTCGCATGATTAAAACTTTAGGGTATACTGACGCACAAATTACCCAAATGCTTGGAGCGGGGAGCAGTGGAGGTACTGACGGATTTAAAGTTCGTGAGAAACCCGCTAGTTAAATAAAGGTGGGTTATGCCAATCTACGAAGTTACAGGACCGGACGGAAAGGTTTATGAAATAGAAGGCCCTGCGGGGGCTTCGCATGAACAAATCGTAGCGGCTGTTAAATCCCACATAGCAGAAGCATCCAAACCCAAATCTGGTGGGCCGTTAGAAGCGGGTCTTGGTGGACTCAAACGACTTGCTGCTACCGGGCTTACTGCTCTTGAAGCCCCCTTTGGCGCTGATGCCGCAGCGCGTCGTGGTTTGGCTAGAAGCCAAGCTATCACTGAACGCCCCGGTGCAAGCCTTGAAGATGTACTCCGAGCAAATGAACAGAGCGGCCCTCTTGCCGCTGGTTTAGAAGCCGTCAAGCAAATTCCCGGCGCTATCACTGAGCAGGCTCCTTTCATTGCAAGCATGGCTACAGGCGCTCGTCTTGGCGCTATGGCTGGTACTGCTGTTGCTCCCGGTATCGGTACTGTTATTGGTGGTATTGGTGGTGCCGCAGTCCCGTCTCTCGTTCAAGCTTTTGGTGGAAACATTGAACGGCAAGCCGCCGAGAAACAAGCGGCTGGTCAACCCATCCAAGACATCGAAGCAGGTAAAGCCGCTCTTGCTGCTGCTCCGCAGGCTGCGCTTGATGTAGGTACTCAGCGTTTTATTTTTGGTAAGCAGATTATTGGCGCGGTTCTTGGTCGAGACATAACCAAAGCATCTAAGAAAGCAACCGAAGCCGCCGCCGTTAAAGCAAAGAAGCTGCTTGGCGAAAGCGCAAAACAAACACTACTCCGTGGTACCGCTGTCGGTGCGCTTGCGGAAGTTCCAACTGAAGTTGCTCAACAAATGCTTGAGCGTTGGCAAGCTGGCAAAGACCTGCTTGATGACGATGCTCAGAAAGAATACCTCGATACTGCCTACGCTGTAGGGTTGCTGTCACCGCTTGGCACTGTTGGTAGGTTTAGCGAAAAAGCTGCCGCCCGTGAAGACGCGGCCAAGATTAAACAAGAAGAAGCTGCCAAACAAAAAGCTGAACAAGACGCATTGCTTGCGCAGCGTAAGCAGATGGAGGCACTGGCTACCGGATACGGAGCAGGTGCAGGGCAGGCCGAAGGCCCCATCAGGCTTCAAAGAGAATATGAAAGTAGCCGCCAAAAGATTGAGGCACTAAAAGAACAGCTTGCTGAGGCCGCTGCTGCCGGGGATATTGCCAAACTTACACAACTAGACCCCGCTCTTAAACAGCAAGAAGAAGCCATTGCAGCGTTGCAGGCGCAAGCTAAAGAGGCGGGCTTTGAATTTAGGACCCCGTTTGACCGCGCTGATGTTGAATCTACCCTGAAGAAGCTCCGCTCGCAGTTGCAGAAAGCAGGCGAGTCGGGTGACGTTGATAAGATTCGCAAGCTCACCCCGCAGATTGCAGAGAACGAAGAGAAGTTAAAGTCTTTCTCTTTTGAGATGGGTATGGAGCGTTTAACGGCAGACCGCGAACGCGCCGAGATTGATGCCAAGCTTGCGGCAGAACAAGAACTCAAAGACCGGCAGTCTCTGCTTGAACAACAAGCCGCCGCAACGGAGCAACGCAAGCCTCTTGAACTTCCTGAACGACCAGTTGCGGATACTTCTCAAATTGAAGCCGCCTTTGAGCAAAAGTTTAATGAGTACATTGCCAAGGGCATGCCCCGTGATAAGGCAATTGAAGAAGCCACAAAACGTGCAGAGACTGTACGTAGAAAGATTTTTGGGTATTACGATGCAAAAACAGGCGAATCCAAAGCTGGTACTTACCAACTAGCCCTCGACAAATACAACGCCAAGGTTGAGAAAGCTAAAGAAGCGGCGCTTACGCCTGAAGAACGACTGGCTCGCTCGCAAGAACAGTATGAAGATGTTACCGAGACTGCCCGTAAGAACAGTTTTGTTGATGATATCTTTGACAAAATTGGTAACGTCCTTAAGCCTTCGGGTCCTGTCAACGCGATTAAAATTACTGAAGACATTCATCGTGGTCGTCCAATCACGCGGGTAATTCAAGACTTCCAAGACGCGCAGAACACTAGTCAGTTTGACCTGATGAACCTTGCGCAAGATTTGCGCGCTCGTAATTTTATTGGCGGTGAGGGTGGTGTTCGTGGCCGGGAGCTTATCGGCATGCAGGACGTTCGCCAGAATCTTGAAACCAAGATTGAAGAAACAAAGAAGCAGTACATCAATGCGGTTCTTTACCGCACCGCCGCTGAACGTGCTGCACTTGGCCGGTCTGGTCTTAGTCAAGACGATGCTCTTAAGCTAGCGGTTCAAACCAAAAACCTGCTCGATGAATTAGTTACTCGCACCTCTGCGCCAACTACACGGGTCTACCAGAAGGAAGCCTTTAAGCGTGGTGAAGAAGAGATGGGTGAAGATACCCGGACGGCAGAACAACGCCGCTTCACATACGATGATGCCTCACTTGACCGACTACAAAAGCTGTATGGGTTGGACGATACGGTTCTTCAGTATATCCGGCAGTTCAATAAGCGCCTTGAAGAACTTGATGCGCAGCGAGACCAGAAGCTTTCACCCGAAGTACGACGCAAAGTTGTAGGCGAATTTAACCGCACCTTCCAGCAACGGGCTGAGACTCTGAATGAAGGGTTGATGCGGTCTGTTGAAAAGAACATTCGTAGTGTGGTTGCTGACCGTGGTGTGCTGCGTGGTGCTACAGGTGAGTTTGAACTTACCTCTCCCAGTGAAAAGAATCTTGCCGCTAAAGAAGCGTCGCTTAAGGGTGAACCCTCCGCTGACCGTGAACGTCCTGTCCGTGAAGCAGGCGACATTGATATGGAGATTGCGGCTAAGCGCCGTGAACTTGAGTTTGTTAAATCGCAGACTACCGCCGGTCCCGGCCTTGGTTTGTACGGTGCGCCAACAACTGTATTCAATAAGCCCACCGAGATTGCCCGGCTTGAACGGGAAATAAAAGAACTAGAAGGCAGAAAGACTAAGACTATTCCGGGTACCAAACCCTCTCTTGCCACGCAGCTTATGCGTCGGCGGGACTTCACTGCCAACAAGATTGACCAAGCTCTGCGTCGGGGTGGTGAATATGACGCCGACACCCTCAAGGCTCTGGAGAAAGCACAAGCTGCGGCTGTTGATGGTACTGCCACCAATGAGTTGATGGACCTTGCAGATGAGGCTGTTGCCCGTCGTGGTGGTGAAACGGTTGCTGCTCGTATTGAAGATGAGCTAAAGAATATCCAGCAGGTGCAGCAAGAAGGCAAGCAAGCGGATTTGTTTGGTGCCCCAGCGGTTGAGCGTACTACCCCCGCACGGCTTAAAGCGCTATCTGAATCCGAGCAACGCAAAGCAGCGGAGAAGGAAGCCAAGACACCGCAGGCTAGACTTAAAGTCCTTCAACAAGAACTGGCAGATATTGAGAAAGAACTTGAGGGCCTAAGCCCCAAGGAAAAAGGCGCGGTTATCGAGCTACTTAGGCAAGCTAGAGAAGCTGAAAATGCTATTACAAACGTCACCACCGGTCTTGGGCGCAGCCTTGACAACGTAAAAAAGCTTGCAAAGAAGGTTCGTGAAGAATCTGAGAAACAAAAAGCCAAGCTCAAAGAACTTGAGAAAGAATTAGATAAGCTAAAGGAACAGCGCGAAGAACTGTTCCGCAGAGGAGTGTCTCCTCGTTCAACGCAGGCACGTACTCTTAACAGCGGCATTGAGCGGTTAAAGAAAGAAGTTACCGCAGTCAAAGAAAAACTGGATGCCTACGTTGCGCCATTTAAGGGTATTTCAAAAGAACTTTCTTCGACCTTGGCTGTTAACGAACTTGCACCCAAAACCAAACTAGATATCGTAAAGACTCATTGGCCTCTGCAAACTTTGTCTGATGCAGAGCAAGCATACGTAAATGCTGTTGATGCATATGAGAACATCATCCAAGGCTTCCGTGATTTGGCCGGAGTATATCGCGCTGCTGCTGCCCGCGAGGCTGGCGCTACCGCCGCTAGAAAAGATACCACAGAACAGACCGCAATCCTTACGGCTAAAAAGAGCGAAATTAAATCCGCAATCCGTGAGCTTGTTATCAAAACTAGAAAGCAAACCGCCAATAGCAAACTACAAGAAACTAGAGACATCAAGAAAGAAGTTGAAGTGCGCCGTGCTGCGGAAGCAGCGCTCACCGGCACCGTTCGTCTAGCCGCTGAAGCAAAGACAAAAGCTGACCGTATTGCAGAACAGACCCGCCTTGAAGCTGTTGGTAAGGAAGGTGTGCGGGTTACGTCTGAAGTTGTGTACGGTGCTACGGGTCAGATGTTTACCGTCTCTACTGATGAAACCAAAGCGCTTCGTAAAGAACGGCATGAACTTAGCCTTAAGCGTAAAGAACTTGAAGATGCGGGTAAGAAAGGTACCACCGAATATAACCGCATCGTATCCAAGATTTCTGACCTTGGTGTACAGATTGCCGACAAAGAAACCCCGTTGCAACGCAAGGTTGTGCAAGTAATTACAAGCAAGACAGAATCAATCAAGCCTATTAGAGACTTTGAGCAAGAGCAGTTTAAGGCAGTACTTGCCGATGCTAAGAAACTTCTGGAACAGCTTAAGAAAAGCCGTAAACCCGAAGACAAAGCGCTTGTTCCTTCTGTTGAGCAGAAAGTTGCTGACCTTGAAATGGTTGTTAAGTTTGGTCCTGAAGTTATTGATACTCTGGATAAACTTCGCACTGGTGATAAGAGGCTATCAGCGCATGAAGCAAACGTGCTTCTACGAGGTCTTAACGAAACAGAAAAGCGTATTCAAGCTAAACCGCGCAAAACCAAAGCAGACAGAGAAAAGCTTGCTAAGATTGCAAAGCAACGCGAAGAACTTAAACCTCTACTTGAAGAAGCAGTTGGCGCTGCCGCCACTCTGCGCAGGCAAGAACGTGTAACGGCGGCTAAGCCGTTGGCACCCAAAGCAGAAGCTAACTTTATCACCAAGGCTGCGCGTGAACACAGTATTTCTAGGGGAGAAGCTGAAGAAGTTGTGCTTACTGCTCAAAACCGTACAGGTGTTCAGACAGCTTTGCGAAAGTTCGGCCCCGATAGTTCGCAATACACAGCCGCTATGGATAAGGCTGTTGCTGCCGAAGTCCGTCAACGTATCAAGCGAGCCGCCAAAAGCTTTGAAGACTCCGACAACGTCATTGATATCCGCAGTGGTATTAGCTGGCGAACTGGTCCGATAGCAGAAACTCCAATCAGTGAAGATGTAGCTAAGGCTGCGGTTGATGGGCTTAAGCTGCCGAAGGGTGTGAAGTTTGTTTACGCATACACCTATGATGGGCTACCACAAAGTGTTAAAGATGTTCTTCCAAATAAAGCTGATGCTCGCGGTGCTATCCTTCCAGATGGTACTGTTGTAGTTATTGGTGATAAGCATGCTTCTGTTGCCGACCTTGAAACCACCGCCGTCCATGAAATCACCGGCCACTATGGGGTAGATACACTCCTTGGCGATAGCGGTATGAAAGCGCTGACCAAGAGTATCGAAGCACAACCCGGCGGCATCATGAAGTTGGCTGAAGAGCTTGGCCCGGAAGTAGCTGAAGGTGTGGTAAACACAAAGGCAGGCGGTGGTGATGCGGTAGAACAAGTCCGTGAACTTATTGCTTACACAACTCAGCAACGGGCTACCGAAGGGTTCCTCAAGAAAGCCAACCGCTTCATCAAAGAGATTGTCGGTACGCTACGCGCTGCTCTGAAGAAGATGGGCTTCACTTCGTTCGGTCTGGATAAGGTCAGCACTAGCGACATCTACAAGATTATCCGTGATGCAGAACAAACGCTGGGTAAAAATCGCCCCGGTGTATACATATCTCCGACTGGACAAGTTGCATATCGTCTTGGGGGTATGAAGTGGGCTGATACCGATGCCGCTAAGACTATGCAAGATATTGCTAAGGGCGGGGTCATCGGTAAGGACAAGGGCCTTATCGCCAGTATTAAGGCTAACTTGGTTGGTCTTGCTGGCGCTACTCAGTGGATTGACCGCCTTGCCCCGGTTGAACGTGCCGCCGCCTACATGAAGGATGAAGCTCAAGCACTTCAGATGATGTACCACCTGCGTATGCACGACTACGCAAACAACGCTACGGCTGAGGTGGCATCGAATGGACCACTTACTTATCAGAAAGAAGAAGTGGAACGTAACGGGAAAAAGGTAACGCAGTTCACGCTGGTTAGTAAGAAGAGCGCTAGCCTCGCCAAGATTGCAGAGATTCTAAACAAAGCCAAGGAAACTTTCGGTGATGCCAACGCTGTGAATGAAGCGTTCTCTCTGTACATGGCGGCTGTTCGAGCTAAGCAAGAGAAGAAGAGCGTGCTCGACTTCGCAGAAAAACTAATCACAAAAGAACAGATTGATGCCGCGTTTGCTGCCGGTGATAGCGTCCCTGCTTTCCGTGAAGCTCGTAAGATGTACAAGGAATACAACGAAGGGTTGCTCGACTTCCTCGTTGAGACCGGTGCTATGAGCGAGAAGGAACGAGACCGCCTCATCAAAGACAAAGAATACTTCCCGTTCTACCGTATGAATGGCGGCATCGCTGAGCTAGTTATCGGTGATGAAGTTCTGCCTGTGGTTATCGGTGACATCAAGAACCAACCGTACCTGCAACAACTTGTTGGTGGGGATAAACCCATCCTTGATTTCTTTACTGGTTCCCTGCAAAACACCCGCCTACTTACCGAGATGGCGCTGCGTAATCAAGCTACCAAAGAGACGGCTTTTGCTATGGCTAACTCCGGTCTGCTTGAAGTTCCGCTCGACGATAAAGGCAACCCCAAGAAACGTAAAGACGGTAAAGAATACAACGGTATCTTCAAAGGTACCGGCAAAGCCGCCTACAACGTGATTCGTTTCAAGCACAATGGCGAAGACTACTATGCCGTGCTGAATGAAAAACAAATGGAAGCTATCGGTATCCCCGCCGACTTGTTCATCAAGGGTATGGAAGGTATCCGCGCTACCATCCCAGCATTCTTCCGTGCGATGGCTGTTCCTACTAGGTGGCTGCGGTTGGCGATTACCAGAAACCCCGTATATGTTGCGCGGCAAATTGTTCGTGACTCCACTAACAACTGGCTTGTTACCGGGGCTGATGGTAAACCCGTGGTTGGTGCTGCCAAAGAGTACGTAGATATCATGCGGGGTAAGAGTGAAGGGTATGAAGCCCTGCAACAGCGCCTGATTCTTGGTGGTCAAACCTTGAACGGTTTGCCGGATGACATGCAAAAGATTCTCCTGCAAATCACCAAGGGTGATGGCAGCTTGGTTTCCAAGCTCGCAGCTAAGGCAGACCTGATGGCATCCGCCGCTGATGCGGCGTCCCGTGTGCGTATATACAACGACTTCCGTAAGCAGGGACTGTCTGATATGGAAGCAACCTATGCAACGATGGAGTCTATGAACTACAACAAGCGTGGTCTGTCGCCCAGCCTGTACATGGGCAACATGCTGATTCCGTTCCTGTACTCACAGATTCAAGGCTTAAACGTCACGTACAAAGCAATGTTTGGCAAGATGCCGTTTGCCCAGAAGCTGAACCAACGCGGCAAGTTTTGGACTAGGGGTATGGTCCTTACGGCTGTGACGCTTGCTTATGCCGCCATGATGGACGATGACGAGACATATGAGAACGCCGGTACTGAGAAGTATGCAAACTGGTTCGTGCGTATCCCCGGACTAGATGAACCCGTTCGTGTACCCATTCCGTTTGAAGTCGGCCTGATGTTCAAGGCTATACCCGAAGCTGCTATTGATTTGGCGAAGGGTGATGATGATGCTAGAAAAGCCATCAAGGGTATTAGCAAGCTGTTGATGCAGTCGGTGCCGGGTGATATTCCGACATTCTTGAAGCCCGGTATTGAAGTGGCTACCAACTATTCGTTCTATACAGACCAGTCGATTGTGTCTCGTAGAGAACAGCAGTTCCTACCCGCAGAACAGTACCGTGAGAACACCACTGAGTTTGCTAAGTTCTTGGGCAGTGTCGCAGGTGTGTCGCCAATCAAGGTTGACTACTTTATCCGTGGGCATCTAGGTTCGTTGGGTATCGCCACCATGCAAGCATTGAATCTAATGGCGCTAGATAAACCAGATGTTGAAGCTCCGTCAGGTAGGGCGTCTACCCTGCCCATAGTGGGCGCGTTGTTCCAACCCAAGGACGCTAGTGGTGCGATAGAACTTTTCTACGAGAACGCTGAACGCTCAGAGAAAGCCAAAGCCACATTTAACAAGATGGTTACCGAAGGTCGTGGTGAAGATGCTGTTAAGTTTGCACAGGATTACAGCACCGACATAGCACTCGCTGATTTTTCGGCAAAGATTAGAAAAGAGATGGCTAACTTGGCGGCAATGCGTAGGCTTGTTCTTCAGTCTTCCCAGTCTGGACCGGAGAAGCGGGAGTCTATCGACAACATCCGCAAGGCGCAGATTGCCCTATCAAGAGCGGCTAATCAGGCTTTCTACGCATCACAATAAACAACACACCAAGCTTGCCGTCGAATATTCCGAACTGATGTTTGACGAATCTTCCGGAGGACAGGGCTGACTTCAGCCCTTCCTCTTTTGTTATCTCCTCATTGAGCGTGGGTACAAAGACAGCATCGCCTTTATCCATCAGCATCCACGGGTAATTAATCTCCAGCTTCTTCAAGGCGGTTGTCCGGTACGCTAATACGCATGGCAGCAACCCTCATCTCAGGGCCTTTGGTCTTGGATAGCAAGTCTTTCTTCTGCAAGTACTCGACATGGTACCGCTGCTCCATGTCCTTCTTGAACTGCTCGAAGCTAAACCCCATAGCCGCACAGTGTTGGCGCAGCATCTTTATTTCAATGTAGTAGTCGATACGTCCGGGGGTTACATCGTGCTCAACCCGACCTGCAATGTGGGACCGGCTTATCGTCTGGTCAATGACACCATCGTTGCCAAGCACTGCTTCAAACATCTTACTAGCGTCGCTCTTACGGACGACAACAAGCTGACCATAACGCTCTCGGGTGTAGGAATTAAGGACATCGTCTGCGCTCTTGCTACAAAGGCCAATGTAAGACCTACCAGTTTCAAGCAAAGGTTTAGCGCAATTCTCGAACAACACCTTAACTGGCAGGTCAATAATGTTTGCGTACTTGCTACCAAAAAGAATCCAAGATGCGGCTAGTGCTGACAACCCCTCCATCCAGAAGCGCTCGCCGGGATTCTCCCCAAACAACTCAACTAAGCGCTTACGGCAAGTCCTGCGTACGCCCTCAGCAGTACCCCAATTCTGTACCAACCACTGAATAAAGTGAGGACCCACGATGCCGTTGTGGTATGCCAGTTCGTTGAGTTGTAAGCGTTCTTCTTCTGACATCGGGGGCATGCCCCCTTTGAGTTGGGCTTCAAGCATACGCAGAAGCAAGGGTTCGCTAGATTTATCCTGCGCTGCAAGAGAGTCCATCAAGTACGAGTTCGATGTAGTGAACAGCAAAGACTTCCACCCACCTGAATTCTTTTGCAGACCGCCCTTTACTGTGGACCTGTCTTTTGTGTTGCCTTCAGAAAAGTCGTAGATAATTTCCTGCGCCCACATGTTTTGAGCTACGTTAGCGTTCTTAGGGTTTGACGAATTGTTTTGTTTGGTAGTTGATTCATCTATGCCCACAAGCAGGCTTCCGGCGGCGGCGGCAAACTCACACACCGCAATAACGGAACTACTAGCTTTAAGTACGAAAGAAGACGGCGTTCCCCACATGGATGTGCCAAGGTTAAGCGCCAAAGTCTTACCCGAATTTGTTTTACCGCAGGCGTGAAACACCATACCCGCCACGCTCGACTCACGCATAAGGACAGACGCAGCCCCCGTCATTCCCAGACCTAAGAGCATCCATTCCTCACGGTTAATAAGGATGTTTGCCAGATTCAACCACGGATGCATGCTGTTACCAGACGGCTTAGTCTTGGCTGTGATGCCTTCAAGGGACGGCATTGGGAAAGAAACAATCTTGCCGTCAGGATGGTAGATTTTTTCATTCAAAACAAACGACCCGTCCCCCTGCCATCCGTAGTGCTTGGGTACAACTAAGGCAGGATTTGTACGGCTCGCTTCACCGATAGCTGCGCTGACGTAGTAGTAAAGATTTTCTGACTGCCCCGGCATAGCCATGATGTTGCTTGCCGCTAGTGCTTTGAGGGTCTCCGTCTTGCTAACAATGTACGACTGCGAAATGCGGATAGTCTCAGCCCCAAACTTACGGTCAGCTACCATGTAGACGGTATGCACGTTGTCTTCGCAAAGGATGTTAACTACAAACAAGTCATAGTCTAAAACCTTTACGTCACCGCTTTCCTCATCGTCATCTTTTTTTCTGCCGTGCTTGATGATGCCGCCGCCTTCGGCGTAGCTGTAGCCTTTCGGTGCAGGGGGTCTGGATACTCTGTTCGTTGAGGAATTTGTTACTTCCGGCTCTTCAAGCAGGATTTCTTTTTCGCCTTCATCTTTTTTGATGTAGTTAGCAAGCACTAAAGGATTTGTGATTTTCCCCTTGTGCGGACAACCGTTACATGAAACGCCTGTGATGTCTTCCATCTTGGCGCAGGGGTAAGGCCCCTTGATTTCCCGCAACTTGTTATGCATGCGGTCTTCATCGTACGGGTGCAGGTCGCTAAGGTATTTGTTGAACTGCTCACCATCCTCACACTTCATGGACCACGACAACAGTGCTCGCCACAAAGGTTCCATGCCATCTTCCGTAGCATGTTCAATGTAGTGCTTGAGTTGATGACAGCCGCTGCCTGCGTTGGTCTTGTCCAGAAGAAGTTGGAACTTGCTGCCGTTGCTCGGTGAAAGCTTGAAGGTAGTCTGTTTCTTCTTGGGGGCAACACCCGGGATATCGAGCGCCACTACCGCAGGGTGGCCCTTCAGTTTGCTCTTGATTGCATCGGCTACCTGCTCGAAGTTGAACACGGTATCACCGCCTGCCTTTATTGCGCAGGGTACAGGGTCCGGTTTTTCCTCCGACACATAATTAAAGTTGTACGACCCCGGCATCCGCAGTACACGGGCGGCATCGCCGGTAACGCTCTGGTCAATCTTAAAGCCCTGCTCAGTACACAGCTTCTTAAGATTACGGGCAGCAGCTAACCACTCAGACGCAGGGATGTCCCGGTCCATAGGCCAGTACACATGGATACCACCACCCGAATCTACAACGATGGGCGACCCCAGCGCATCAAGCTCTGTGTCTTTTAAGAACTTACGTATAGCAAGGAACGCTTCCTTCTTGGTTGCATACTTACCGCTGCCACAGTCCACATCAATAAATAACGAGCGCATATGCGACACGTTAGCCGCAGTACGAGTACCGTCCTTGATGAAAGACCCCAGAGCGAAGTATGTGTTGAGCTTCTGCTGTACGTATTCATTAGAACCTTCAAGCATATCCTCGATGGTCTTAACGAACTTGTGCTGCTTACGCTTGGTATCAAACTCCGCTACGCAATACAAACCCTGCGAGGGGAGAACCCGTTGCAGGAACTCTACCGGCTCCATACCAACCCCTTACAAGATATACAGTTGCTCCGACGATGCCGCTTGAGTGTCTTGCGAATATATCTCTTGTACTAGGGCGAAGTAGAACAGGTAGCGCTTGAGCATTTCTTTCTGCCAAGCGAGGGGCATGCCGCCTTCCGATATGAATTGTGCTGCTGATGGTATAAACGCTTCATCTCTTAGCCCCGCAGGTTCAGATGATTGCATACTTTTCTCCAAGCATCCTCGGCAGATGAAGATGACTGCATGATATCCACCAGACCTTGAACACTGGTTCTGTAAGCAGGGGCAACTTCACCACCGCCGAACCAGTTGTATACGGTCTGCCTTGTAGCACCGGTACTCTTAGCAATCTTTGTCACGGGGAAGTCTAAGAACACTGCCCACCTGCCTAGTTGATTGCCCAAAGTCTTGGGAGCCTTGTCGATTGTGTCTTTAACTTTTTCTGAATATGCCATATAAAAGCGGGGGCTTACGCCCCCATCTCCTTACTCGTCGTCCCACTCATCAACCAAGGAATCAAGGCTACCCTTCTTCTTCACGTTCTGGGCAGGCTCAGCTTCTTTGCGAACCTTCGGTTCCTCTGCTTCATCTTCTTCCACAACTTCTGTGACCTTGGGTTTACGAGTAGGTGGAGTACCCGCAATGTCAGGCGCGAGTAGGGCAACCTTGGGTTCAGCAGAAGGTGCGGCGAAGGACATCTTGATTGCGCGTTTCGCATCGTCAGTAGCTCCTTGCTTCTTAACTACTTCGTATTGGTCTTCATCCAACCATGCAGCAGGGCGGAACAGCAGCTTGGGCACCGCCGCCTTGGTGTCGAACTTCATACGAGTAACAAGCATGTCGGGGTCCCAACCATGCGCATCAAGATACTGAGCATAGGCGCGGAGCGGACGAGCGTCGTTCTCTTCCTTACCAAAGATGGACGTAGCAGGCAGGGTCATCTGCAACACATCACCGCCAATGTCATTGGCAAGAACTACTGCAATACGCTGCGAGAAACGGCAGGCGCGGCTCTCACCCTGACCAGAACCCTTGACGTTGTTGTGGCAGTTGGCACAGGTGTCGCACTGCGGTTCTTGAATGGACGTATCAGGACGCTCACCATCGGCAGACCAACAAACAGGGGTAGTAGATACACCCTCTTCATACGTACCACCGTAGAACGAACGCCCAATCTTAGGCGCAGCGTTGACGACAACAACGTCCAGATGCCGGTCTTCAATAGAACCTACTTCCTTGTTACCAGCAAACAAGCGGAACACACCGCCCTTGATAGAGATGCGCTTGATGCCCACCCCACCGCCGTTACCTGCAAGGGCAACAGCAAGAGCAGAACGCTCAGCGCGTTTGGCAAAAGTCGGGACAGAAGCCCCTTCAAACTTAACGACTTGGGTCATGGTTCTTCCTATTAACGAGAAGGTTTGCGTACCGAAATGTCATACTCCGAGTCGGAGTTCAACCCCGGCGGTACGAGTCCGGGGTTTTCAGAGAGAAACAATTCCATATTCTTCTGAGCAATCCGCTTCTCAAGAAGGTCAACAGCATCATTAAGTACGATAAACTCTTTGAAGCTAGCCCAATCGTTTGTGCTGAACCGCGTCTTCTTGGAAAGGATGACCGTACCGAAATCAGTCTTAGCTGAAGTGGTACCAAGCGATAGCATACGCTCTTTGATTGCAAACTTGACAGCGTCTTGTTGTTCTTTAAGCGCCGCTAACTTTTCGTCGTATTCTTTCTGCACATCTTGAATCGCCGTACGCATCTTCAAGTAGACGCGGGTCAGCTTATCAAGAGGAACATTACTATCAGTGTCCATCACACTCTCCTTGTTGTTTGTCAAAACTTTAACACGCCTAATCGGCAGATGCAAGCTCTTCTTCGTACAATTTCACGAGACTCGTATGCTCAGTAACCCGATGGGCTAGCTGCTTGAACATGCGCTTCTCAATATCAGAGCCTTGCAGATGAATGACCGTTACCTTATCGGATGTCTGCCCCTGACGGTCGGCACGAGCACAACATTGAACGTACGTCTCCACACTCATAACCGGACCCCAGAACACCACCGTGTCGGCAGCAGTCAACGTAACACCATGCGCCGCTGCTTGGGGCTGAATTACTAGCACTCGGGGGGTCGGAGTGGTCTGAAACTGGTTAAAAATAAGTGTTCTCTTTGATGCTGAGACATCACCGTGAATCGTGGCGCACTCAATTCCATGCTTTCCTAGAAACTCACTTATAGTATCTATGCTATGCCGGAAGTTTGCGAACACTAGAACCTTGCGTTGC